ATTCAGCCCTATCGGCTGATCCAGCCGAACCCGATGGTCGACTGGTTCTGGGGCCGCAGCGAATTGATCGACCTGATCGAGCCGCAGGGCTTCCTCGCCATGCTCACCGACGACATGAAGCGGCTGATTGGGCTGCAGATCGACAAGATCCTTGCTTTCAAGGGCGACAACACGATCACCGACGAGGCTTACGCGCAATTCCGACTGGCTGGCTACGCGAATCTCGGCCAGGGCGGCGGCGTCGAGGATCTGACGCCGAAATTCCCGAGCGAGTTGTTGCCGATCATCAAGTACGTGCAGGAGCAGATCAACAATCTCGGCAATTTCCCCGAGGTGATGCAGGGCAAGGGCGAATCGGGTGTGCGCGCCGGCGCCCACGCGGACACGTTGCTGAAAACGGCGTCCTCGGTGCATCGCGACAGCGCGCTGCTGCTCGAACATCAATGCGCCAGCTGCGCCGACCTCACCATGACACTCATGGAAGCCAAGGAGGATCGCAAGTTCTGGACCGATCCGGAGAAGATGGAGGAGACGTCCTTCATGCTGACCGACCTGCCGGAAGATTGGCGCGTGACGGTGGACAGCCACTCGTCGAGCCCGATCTTCGCTGACGAAGCCACGCAGCTGTTGTTCGCGCTGCGCAAGTCTGGCGACGTCGACGGCGAATTCCTCATTGATCACACCGCGGTGCCCGACAAGGAAAGCGCAAAAGCCTCCTTGCGCGAACGCAAGAAGGCCGGAGCAGAGACGCAGGAAAAATTGCTCAAGGAGTTGTCACCCGAGGGCAAGGACAAGGCCATCGAGAAGATGCTTGCCGGCGGCCACGGCCGTCACTGACGGAAGCCGGGCGTCAGCACGCTCGGCCCTTGCTGCGCAGTGCGAATGACGGGATCGGTCGATGCGCGCTGCTTCGCCTTGATCTCGCCGCGGGCGTTGTCGAGGCTGCGATAGATGCGCGCTTCCATGACGGCTTCGAGATCTTCGAGCATGACGCCGTGGATCGGCAGCGAGATCGTCGCTTCCTGTCCGAAATCATCCTTGAGCCAAGTGCCGTCGCCCTTGCTCTTGTTTTCTTGAACGCAGCGCGCAGCACTTTCGGCAGGTTCCTTGTCCTTGAACAGGAAGCTCCACACCATCGCGTTCGGGCCGAAGTGAATCGTCAAGCTATACATTCTCGTCACCCTTGTTTTTGTGAGCCTCCGGCCCACTCGATGAACTGTTCTTTCGGGAATCGGTACGGCCCATTGCCGCTGAGTCGCGTGAACGGCGGCTTGTTCTTCCGCTTCTTGGTGTAGCCGTACAGTGTGGAGAGGTGGACGCCGATATATTCCGCCGCTTCTTTTGCGGTGAACCAATGGCGATTGGATGTGCGACTTCGTTCCATGGAAACGCATCATATTTTAGTAATTCGGCCAAAGCAACTGGAAAACCTGTGAAACGACATGAATTCGTTGTCTGGCCATACCGTCGGAACCAAACGAGGTTGTCCGGGCACGAGGAAGTGCGAATTGTTCACACCATCCTGAAAGGATCGAGCCATGATCGTTCGCGAGAAGCGCGGCAAGCGTAAGCACCGCAAGTAACCCTGATGCCGACCCCAGCTCCTGCACCCGGCGCCGCCCCAGGCGGACAGCCTGCACAGCCCCCCTTCGGACAAACCCCGGCAACGGGCGCCACTCCGAATAAGGGCTATGAAGCTGCCGGCATGCAGAAGCTGGGCGTCGTCGTCAAGCAGCTCGAGAGCATCTTGCCCGAATTGGGCGCGGGATCGGAAGCAGGCCAGGCCGTTCTGAAAGCGCTGAACTCTCTCGTCAAGTTTGTCCCCGCCGGGTCCGTGACGCCGGCCGCACAGAAGAATTCGATTGAAGCCCAGCAGCGCAACATGGCCCAGAACAACCAGCAGATGATGGCGCTCAAGCAGCGCATGATGCAGGCCCAGGGCGGCGGAGGCGGCGGGCAACCGCAGCCGGGAGCAGGCGCATGAGGGATTCGCTTTTCAAGTCGACCGAGGGCATGCCGCCACGAAGCGGTTCGTCGCAGGGCGTGCGTGTCGCGCAAACCCGGGTTGACTACCACGAGAACATGGAGTCGGCCTTGAATATTCCCGACAAGAACGCGAGCGTCGTGAATTTGCCGCCGGCCAAACGCGGCTGCCATTACTGAGGGATACCGCTATGTCGAACGTGAACATCTTCCAGAACAACGCCAAGTCGATCCCGACTTCCGACGAGCAGATCGTTCGGGTCAGCATGGAGCAGATCGACATCGGCGGTCGCAAGTCGCACCTGCCGGCGCAGGACAAGTCGAGTGTCCTGGGCATCAGCCACGTGCCGAACGCCGCCACCATGCCGGGGTCCAAGTAAGCCATGGCAAAGACAGTCGAGCTTGACGAAGGCGAGTACAACAACCTGATGGCGCTGCGCGGCGTTGCCGCCCGCATCATCTCCAAGCCGGAATCGCGCCGCCTGCTCGAGCAGGCGCAGAAGATGGTCGATCCCAACGCCGCCACGCCGTTCCTCGACCAGGAAGCCGCTCAGATGGCGCCGGTTCGCGAGCTCGAAAAAAGCGTGAACGACCGTATCGCCCGGTTCGAGAAAGAACAGGAAGACAAGAAGCGCGAAGACACCCTGACCGCGATCGCGCAGCGCCAGACCGCCGGCCTCGCCCAGCTTCGTCGCGCCGGATACACGGATGAAGGCGTCGCCGCTGTTCAGAAGCTCATGGAAGACAAGGGCCTTCTCGATGTCGAGGACGCTGTTGCCATTTTCGAGCGCGCCAATCCCCCGCAGATGCCTTCGACGCCGCAGGGCGGTATGACCGGCACCTCGTGGGGCTTCGCCGATGTCAACGCGGATTCCGACAAGGCGATCCAGGAACTGATCTCGTCGAAGGGCGCCAACGATTCGGTCGCAGACCGGATGGCCGCTGCCGCCCTTCAAGATTTTCGTAGCCGACGCTAATTTAGGAGTTTGAAATGCCGCTTCCCGGATTGGGCGTCGCCCCTGCTGCAGGCTCACTTTATACGGAACTGAGCGCCGTCACACGACGCGCCTTCGTTCCACGGCTGTTCGTGCAGATCTACTTCGGTTCGCCGACGTTGTTCTACATGACCGGCAATGCCCAGCGCGCCGCGGGCGGCCTCAACCAGGTGACGATCCCGTTGCAGGGCTCGAGCATGGTCCAGGGCCAATTCACCGGGTACGGCGGCGGCTTCAACAGCCCCGTCATTACCCCCGGAGTGCAGAACGGCCAGTGGAATCTGGCCTACTGGGTGGTCCCGGTTCCGCTGCCCTTCGGCGAAACGGTGATCCAGGCCACCGATCGCGAGATCAGCCTGCTCAAGACCCGCATGAACGACGTCTATGCGGTCACCCGGCAGAACTTCGCGCGGCTGTCCTTCACCAACAACTCGGCCAACCCGCTGCTGCCCGACTCGTTCTACAACGCCTTCGATGACGGCACCAATGTGCCGACCTACGGCGGCATCAACCGCCTCGCGCAGGGCAACTCGGCCTTCAAGGGCCAGTACATCAACCTGAACTCCGGCACTTACTCGCAGGGCGCTGCGGGCTTCACCCGCGCCGGCATGGCCACCCTGCTGGCGGGCGTCACCGACGCGGCCGGCGGCGAAGCACCGACTTTCGTGGTCATGAACCCCGGCGACTACGCCACCCTGAACAACACCTTCATCGCGACGGAGCAGATCAATCCGGCCCCGGGCAACGTCTACACGATGGACACAGCTGTCCGGTCGTCGTTCCCGAACTTGGTGGTTTCCGGCGTCCCGATCTTCGCAGACCACTTCTGCCCGAAGGGCGAGGTGTTCGGCATCAACGTCAAGTACACGTCGATGTACATGTCGGAAGATGCCGCGTTCGACTTCTCGGGCTTCTACTCGCTCGTCCCGCTCGGCCAGATCGGCCAGCAAGGCGTCGTGGTCTGCGGCTACGACATCATTTCCGCCAAGTCGGTTTCCGGCTTCCATGGGTACAATCTGCAAGGGAGCGCTTTCTAATGTCCGGCAATCTGAGCGGCCCCGGTCTC